TGTGGCCGCGGGCCGCCAGCCGGAAGGGATGAACCCGGGGACGAGGGTGATGAACGTGGTTCCGATGGCGAACCCGGACCCGGAACGGGACATCCGCTCACCCAGGGTCACGGTGGACTTACCGTCGCTGCCCTTGATCCGGGACAGTTGGCCGGTGAACGCCCAGTTCGAGTCTGTAGTCGTCACGGGCCCGGTTTCGATCAGGGACCGCCACGTGGACCCATTCCAGACCTCGATGCCCCACGCGATATCCTCGCGCGCCACGAAAGACGGGATCGGCAGGACACCGCCCGGAGCCAAGGCGGCCAGACCGTCGCGCTGCACAATGTCAGCAACCGGGACCGGGATCCTCAGAGACAGGCACATCGTACGCATGTCATCGGTCAGGTTGTAGTCGTCACTGTTAGTCGGGACCACCGCACCGTTGTATAGCGTTACTGACATCAGTTCGTCCAATCAATCTCGAGTTTGCCGGCGTCCGGGTCTTTGAGTCGGCTTTGGAATCCGGCGTAAGTTCCCCCGGCAATGGAAATGCCGCCCCCGGCTACGAGAACGGCATGGAAACTGGCTGGCAGTGTGATCCAGCCCGGGGGTGCGTCGTCTCCGACGTTGATGGTGTGTGGGCCTACCGTGCGGGCCACGTCGCCGCCTGGGCGGGACTGGGATGTGTGCGCGTACAGGTTGACCGTTGCGGTGCCGTTCGCGCCGACGTCGAGGCGTTGCGGGAGGCGGAAGCGGGCGGCTGTGATGTTCTTCCCGGCCAGTACCGTGTTGCCGGCGCCATAGAACCATGACCCGGTGAGTGCGTACCCTGCCCACGTACCGCTGTACACGGCCTCGCCGCCGTTCTGCGAACCAGCCCACCGGCCCCAGCCGCCAACGCCGTACGTGTCCGACGCCGTCACGGGTGTCTTCTTCGTGTCCGACGTCGGCCCCGCAGTAGGCGGGGTAGGAACATCAGCGGGCGGGGTCACAGTGATCGTCGGGATAACGCCGATGATCGTCGGTGTGGCCGCGTCCCATGTGATGTAGACGAGGTCCCCGATTGTGTACGTGCCGATGAACCTGTCCGTCGTGTAAACGGTGCCGTCCTCGCCAGTGAACACAACCTCAGTGATTCCCACCGTCAGGATCGTGCCGGTGGACGGTCGTGGCTGGTCCGTGTACCCGCCGACAACGAGGGCCGTTGCCTGGCCGTTCCCGTCGTCCGTGATGTCCACGACGATCTTCCCGCCCTGCAAAGGCTGGATCGGGTCCAGCCAGCGGGCCGAGATGACACTGCCTGAGATGTTCGCGTACCACTCGGACCCATCCCAATACGCGGTCCCGTACGTGCGGCGGGTGTTGCCGGCAGGTATGGCCGCCAGTGTGTGCTTCAAAGTCACTGCAGCCTCCTACGGCAAGTCGTCCCAAGTGATTGATGGTGCTGTGCCCCAACTGCCCGGCATCCGGTCCCATGTGAGCTCCGGGAGCCCCGCCGTGAGGTACTGGCCCCAGGTTGGTGCGGACAGTGCCCGGATGACGTCAGCGTAAGAGCACGTGACCTTCAATGCCGTCGTCGTCGGGGTCGGTGTGAACGCGCGCCGTATGGCTGTGATCCGGCCTGTAAGGTAGGCGACGTGCCCGTTCACCGGGTATCCGACGTCGATCCGGTCCCCGGCCTGCAGTTCCGGCCGCGGCGTCGTCTCCACCGTTAGTTCAATGGCGATTGAGTCAAGGAACTGCGCCCGGAGCTCCTGCGCGTACGCAACAGCCTGATCGTAGGTAGCGATCATTTCTGACGTGTAGAAGTGCGGGTTCATGCCGTGGTCGCCGCCGTACTTCAACGGCCCCTCAGTGATCGACGCTGTAGCCCGGATAGGTGCACCCGTGTTAGCGTCCTTGCCCTCCACAACCCAGCGGTTGTACAGCCCGTCAACGGACTGCTTCCTCCCAACAGAGACCAGGCAGTTGCCCGGCTCCGTCCGCCACACAGGGGCAGTGTCCCGCGGGTACACGCGGCACTCCCCGTCGCCGCCCATCCTGTACCGGGCCGACACCCGGGAAAGAAGGTCCTGGCCGGCCTCGAGCCGTTCCCGGTCAAAGATCAGCAGCCGGGACACCGCGACGTCAGTGACACCGGGATCGACTACCACCGGGAAATGCGCGGCCATCAACCGGGTGAACTCCGAGATGGCCGTGGCGCCGCCGCCCGGGGACTCCGGGGCCTCGAACCGGTTGATATCCGGCCCGTAGGTCAGGTCAACAGCCTCGAGCTTCACCACAGCCGTCACAATAGGGACCATGCGTTCATGCTGCGGGAGGGTGGAGTCCGGTTCGTCGTACCCGTACTCGGCGATCTTCCGCCACTCCACCATTTCTTCCGGCTCGTTGTCCACGATCCGGAACCAGCCGTAGTTCATGGCACCGGCCCCGCCGACACGGTAGATGATCTGCAGCCGGGTCCCGCCGACACCCAAAGGGTCATCGTGCCGCCAGGCACCAAGGACACCGTCCGGGTCAGCCACCGTCAGTGAGATTTTCTGTCCGATCTTCACCGAATCCCCGGCATCATCCTGGAATGACCCGCCCAACACCTGCAAAGGTTCCGGGATGACCAAAGACCCGTCCCGCCAAGCCCACACCGTGAGAGTGTCAGCGGGCCGGGAACCTCCCAACGCTTCGAGGGAGGCTTCGTCAATCAAACGCATGTCAGCCTCCGATGGGATATTTCATGTCGAACAGGTAGGTCGGTGCCATGCCGGCCGCGGCGGCCGCGGCCAGGACCGAGTCAAGCTTGTGCTGGTACGTCGGGAACAGGATCCCCACATCCCCGTACGTGAACGTCGCCGTGAGGACCTTGACCGTGGGCGCCTGTACGACGTCGGACTTCAAATCCCACCACGTGAGCTCCCCGCCCCAAGCGACATCGACGGGGAGTTGCTTCGCCACCGGGTTCGCAATGAACATCGTGCCCGGCAGTTCGAACTTCCCCCACGACGGGAGCGGCCTGAACAGCAGTTGAGCCGTGGACAGTAGCAGCACTTTCAACCGGGCGTTCTGCTCAGCGGACGCCGCCCCAATGGACGTGTCCAGCCCCGTCTCAGCCTGCCGCTGCCCGAACAAAGCCATCGGCTTCGACTGGCCCATGATTTCGTAGATTTGGATGTTGGCCCGGTACTCCAACTCGGCCAGCGCGGCCGGGCGTAGGTACAGTTCGTCCCCTTCGCCGCCGACGACAGGCACGGCGGTTTGTGGCACGAGAGGATCCATGATCCAGCCCGTTTCCGAGTCCACAGACACCGGCTCCGACGTCGTACGCGAGGCGCCGGCAGGACCGGACAGGACCTCAACCTCATACGTGATCGGCCGGCCGAGCGGTGCGTCGTAGTCCGTGATGAACGTTGCGTCCGTCGCGGAGATACGCCGGGCCCCGCGGACGGGGTTACGTTCCCCGTCCGCGGTGCGCCATACCGTAATGATCGACTCAGACACTCCCAGGTCGGTGATCGTCACACCAACCCTGGGGCAGGGTGGGCTCAGCAGAGCCTCCACTGTTACAGCGGTCACGGGCGTCCCTTCCTTGAGTACTTAGCACCGGAGTCAGCCTTCGTCAGGACACCCATTGCGCGGGTGTCCATCTGCGCGAGCAAGTATTCGCCCGTTACGGGGCTCTGGATGTAGATCGGCGGCAGATTCCCGGCCCCGAACGACGAGGCCGCCACAGGGGCGGGCGGCGCCGAATAAGCAGCGCCGGAGCGGATAGCAGCACGCATCGCGTACACCGCCTGCTGACCGCCCATCTTGTCCACTTCATCCGCCGTCAGCACGTGCTCACCAGGGGCCAGCAGTGAACGGACAGAGTCAACACCCTTCATGCCCGGCCCGATAACAGCACCACCAGTCGCATAGGCTGTGGGCCCGGACTGCTTGCTACCCTCACCGGACACAACAGAGTCGGAACGCTTGACGTCAATGAACGTCGTCTCCCGATGCTCCGCGTACGTCTTCACCACGCGCCCGTCAATCAGGTCCATCGCGGCCTTGGTCTTCTCAGCCTCCATGCGGGCCTTGTCAGCCATCCACGAATCAATGGACACACCGGCCGGGACCTTGAGAACTTCACGGGTCAGCGCGATTGCAGCGTCTTCCGTCAGCCCGAACCCCTGCCCAGCCTTCACCATCTCGGTGTAGGTTTTGGATAGTTCGCCCTGGATGAGTTCCTGACCTTCGCCAGCCTTCGCCATAGCGACAGCAGAGTTGAGGCCCTTCGTTGCCAAGTCCCCGTACACGATGTTCGCGGCCCGGCCAGCCTCGGAGCTCCGGTCAAAGTCCGTCCGAGTCTCGTTTAGCACACCACCAAGTTGCTGCTCAGTCGCCATGATGTCCTTGATTTTCTGGCCCATGTCATCAATGGATTCCTCGAACTTGACCGAAGCATCACGGGCAGACAGTGTCAGGAGCCCGGCGCTGACCATGAACTCAGTGAACGTCGCCAGGTTGTCGATGGTCCCCGACAGGGAAACACCAATCTCAGCCAGCGCCTCGGACCACTTCTGAGTTTCTTCGGCCGCCGCCTGCTGTTGCGCGGCCACGGCCTCAGAAGACATCGCCGCCCGGTCCATCTGAGACGACGTCCCGGCCAGGACCTTGATCTTCTCTTCCTCAGTGAGGTTCGTGAGGCCGTTCTGCGTAGCAAGGTCGATCATCGCGTCTTTGTAGTTCGGGACAAGTTTGACCAAGTCCCCCACGCTGATACCCAGCTTGTCGGCCCGTTTCTGCATCTCAGCGAACGTCGCCGTCGCCTTGTCAGCAGACCCGGACCCTGCAAGGTCAGCCAGGGACTTGTCGAGCTCCCCGAACGCCTTCCGTGCCTTGTCGCCGCCGCCGTTCTCCTTGATCATGAAAGCGTCGGAGAAAAAGTCCTGCTGACTGTCAGCCATCTTCGGACGGTAGATCCTGTTCAGGGCCCCGCCGAAGTCGTCCACCTTCGTCATGCGGTCGGTGTTGACGTCGTCGTTGATGCCCCGGAATGACTCATCCAAGGCGCCGGAAAGTTCGGTTGAACCCTTCGCCCCGGTGATCCGGTTGATGATTTCCTTGGAGTTGGCTTTCTTGTCGCTCGCGTTCTGAGCGTCTGCCAGCATCCGGGCGCCGATGGTAGCTGCAGCGTAGGCCGCCGTAATCCCGGACAGTGCCGTGACTACCCGGTTCATGGTGCCGGCGTGCTTCCCGCCAGCCGCGGACAGTTTGTCCCAGGACTCCTTGAACTCCACGATCTTCGGGATAGCAGTGAGGACAGCGCCACCCAGCAGCAAG